CAATAACATGATAGACTCAACAATAGGATGTAGATGACCAGCGCCCAACATAACGCCATTACGGCGAACCACAATAGTACCGAAATCCAACCTTGGTTCCTGCCATTCGAAGTCTCTCTTTTCGTAAATCCCCTTCATCTCAGGAATGTCGCTCGGTTGAATCCTGGCGGTACTGAGTTCTGTATCGGGAAGTTCCTTCCCATTTATTCGCATCACGAACTCAAATCAGATGGAAAGCTCTCAGAATGACGAGCAATACAATGACGAGAATCAGAAGCACGAGGGCTCTTTCAACAGTCATTTCCATCTCCTTAGCTCGGTGTATCGATACCAGCTAACGAATTCCACAACGTCACAATCTGCGACTGCAAATCAATGTCCGCTGCGGTACATATTGAGGTTTTCGTTGCTTCATCGTAGGTTGTGCTCGCCACGATGTTCACTCCCATAACTACCTGCGGTCCCGCTTGAGCCGCAGCAAATGAAGGGCTTTGAACAACCCTCTGAGCATACTCTGCACGCTTAGAATGATATGCTATCGTACCTGCTTCGCTAAGGATAGTCCCAGCTACGAAACATAACATAGCCTGCACGCGCTCCATGAATCCACCCGGACCGGTATCACGCGTTAAAGCCATTTGCTGTACTGATGTTTCTGCCATTTTAATTTTCCAATCTAAGGCTCTAACGCCTTGACCTTAGCGTGCAGTACCCGAACTGCCTGCCACAACATCGGAATCATTCGGTCCGAGTACATACCGAGTGACTCAGGATTTTCATCATTCACAACTTTCGTGCCTAATCTGCCATCAAGTTTTTCCATCACATCTTGTGCAGAGAACATAGGAAATTTACGACCCGCTTCGTCGAGGTTAAGCGATGCAATGATAGGTTCAATAGAGTCAACAATATCTAGCGCATCTGGAATAGGACCATCAACCGATTTCGCACGAATATCTGATTGGTTAATTGTTCCGTAATATGCATAAACTGAAAGCCATCTAGCTGTTGGATGTCCAGAATTAACGACTGCATCAACTTCAGGAGAAACATACGCTGCGTCAATAATCAATGCAAGTGTGCCGCCAACTATAAAATCAACGCGCGGCCTATCAGACCATGCACGCATCACTGAACGGCCAGCGCTATCATTAAATCTAGCACCATATTCTACAGTTGGATTTCCTGGATTATAATACGCACCAGAATCAGCCCTATTTGAAAATCTAAACGATGGCGTAATGGCACTCCCATTAGGCGCTGAAACTCCAGCAACGGGAAATAGTGTACCACCTGAATCTAATGCGCATAGATTAACAGTACCGGCAAGATTGTAAAAATTATAGTAATCACCACAAAATAAAACGCCTGCACCGTTCTTAATTATTCTTAGCCCGGTGCCCGGAATTCCACCAACTGAAAGCTGAGGAGCCATTACAACACAGTCAGCTGAGGTGACATACATGAAATGTGAGGCGCCACCTACGGCAGAGAAATAGATACTAGAACCATAAAGTTGTGAGTGTGCACCAAAATATGCATTCAGTATGCCTGTTGAGCCATACACATTTCCAGTAAGAGTTTGAAGATGATTGCCCGCGAGCTTACCAGTAGCATCTATACTAGCATATAAAGTATTAGCGGCAGACCGAAATTGATGGGCATTGGCGTCGTGAAACATAGTACCGTCAGCAACGAATAAGGCACCATTATGAACACCAGCGGCCTGCATGAAAAGGCCCTTGCCCGAAGCCGATGTTCCATTAAAAAGAATGTAGGAAGTCGTAGACGCACCACTGCCTACAGTTACTTGAGAATTAAACCTCCACTGCCCGGTTGTATCAACACCACCAACATTTATACCACTACGGCCAGCACTGAGTAATGGTGTGCTAGTACCCCATGCATCATCATAGAATCGAATCGAAAACGATTCAGCTGTCGCAAAAATGATGGTATTTCTTGAACCAGATACACCATCTGAATCATTGAACCAAACGGCTGGTGAATTGCTTGATACAAGTATAGAATTAACATTTGGTTGTGCAGCGAATGTCCACACAGCACTTATAATTTCGTTTGCGTTAATGTGTGCGATGTTTGCGATGTTATCAATCGAGGTTTCGATAAGTTTACCAGTAGAATTTGTGATTGGTATAATACCGGAGCCAGCAGAGATAATACCAGCAAAGTATACATTACCTGCTGAGCGTAAATCAGAAAGCCCTGTAATCGTTCCGCCAGTAATGGTAACAGCGTTTGAATTCTGCAACGCCATCGAACCAAGGCCGAAGTTCGACAGGAATCCATTGATATCGGTCGCGCCCGTACCACCGCCTTGAATCGACACGACCATCGTTATCCATGCGGTGCCATTCCACGCTTCAAACTTATTGAGTGAAGTATTCCAACGCTTCGCTCCAACTGGCGGGTTAATGGGCGATTCCGCCATCGTATATGAATCAACGTCACGCAACTTGAGCTGGTCAAGTACGTCAATCTTCAGGTCCGATAACTGCGGAATCGCCCAATTCGCCATTAGAAGTTACCTCAATCGTCCGATTACAAACTGTGCAGTATAACCCGGCTGTCCGCCCTGTGAACGCACGAAATTCAAATGTGCTTCTTGCGACAAATCATACTGCTGTTCTTCACTGACATTACCGGCAAAGTCAATGAAGGACATGAAACAAGCTCTTTTACACCGAGCCCGTAAGTTACCTTCGTCACCGTAGAACACACCAAAGAATCGACCGTCTCCGTTAATTCGATGGTCAAATCGTAAGGTATCTTCCGCAGTCGGTTCAAAGATTCTATCTGGTTGAGTAGTCCCAAAGTGAATCGCCGTGGGCCACGCCATGATATCCTGTGGCATCCACTGCGCAACTTTGGGAACCTCATAGAATCCGGGCCAACGGGTAATATCCCCATCCGATTTCACACCGTCGCCGCAGAAGTAATTGAATGCCTGATTACTGTTCAAAGACTGAACAGCACCGGCAATCATGTGATTACAATCGACGTCGCGGCCCTCGTAGCAATGGTTTGGCTTTACTGAAACTTGGTAGCCCGGTCCAGTCCACTCATCTTGGATTCCAAACTTCTTGGGTGGATGACCTTCCCATTGCACACTAAAGATGTGGCGAATCCGGTCGTGGTCCTCACCACCACGATACCCATGAATAGCAAAGAAGTCTCCGCCACACCATTCAGCAATATCGTTTTCATGTTCACTAGGCGGTGCGGTTGTGGTGCAAATAATGGTCGAGCAACATTCCTTGAATCTCTGTAAAGCATGCTCAATCTCTTGCTTGTTATCCGCACCCGTCTGCCACGCTTCGTTTCCACCGAATACGTACGCCGCAGTGCAATGTTCCCGCTGCGCTAAGTGACGCCCTAATTCCTCAAAGAATGAACCGTGGTCCTCATTCGGCCAAAGCTCATAATCACCGAGGTTATAACCACCCTTCATTCCGTAGGTGTCTAATACATCCCCAAGCTTACCCAATTGACCCCAGAAATCTTCGGTGTATCCGGGTCCGCATTCTCTACCGGACCAATAATCACCAAGTGTTCCCAGGTTCATCCAGAAATGAATGTACGAATAACCCGCATCCCGTGCCTGCTGAATAATACGTTCAGAGTGCGATGGGTCACGGACGAATTTGGAAAACAAATCACCAACGTGAAGCCCAATCGGAAGGATACGTGCGCCAGAGTCATCAGTAAAGCCATTTGAATCGATTCGTAACTGGCCTTGAATAACTGACTTACCCGGAACAACACCACTCTTAAAGGGTGGGTCACACGTAAACGTTTCGTATCCGCCCGGTGTCTCAGAAGGCTTATCCTCAAACATTGGCTGGTCTAGAACGACACGACCATCGTTCCATACCTTAATGAAATAGCCCGGTCGGCACAAGGATTCAAATGAGATTTTCTTCCCATTTTCTTGGACAACGAGCTTGAACTTTTCCCACGGGCCTAAGTCCTCACGGTTGAATGCTACGTATCCAGCCTTACCTTCATCTTCACAACATGCGAAGAATCCATGAGTAGACTTGATTCCATAGAATTCTGGTTCGTCAGACTTTTCAATCGTAAATGTTTCCCATGCACCGGCACTATCCCTATTCGCCGTCATTAAACCAGCGGGCCGCCCATCAATAGTTCCTTGTTTGGCCCCGCCGTCCTCGGCACATACGAATTTGCCGTGGTCACTTTTCAGTGTGTACATTCTCCAACTCCTTCTTGAGTTGAGCTACTTCCGCGGTTAACTCCGCGATACGCTTTTCCTTGATGATTGAATCAATCACCATGGAACCGACAACACCTTTGATATCATCAATGGTGAGTTGAGTCTGAACCGGCTCGTTCATTGCATTCATCAGAGTTTGCCTCTGGCCTTCCATGAAACGGTTCCACTCGCACGTGCGCCCGAGGTACTGAACAGAAGAATCCTGAAGCTCACGGGATTCGGAATGTCTACGAAGTCGTAGATTGCATTCTGCTCAACTGTACCCTGCGACGTTACGGTAATGGAATCCACGTCCTTAAACGGTTTGTTGAAGAAGACTTCAGTTCCACCTACGTCTGCTGCGTTAACGTTAACCTTTCCACCGTCTACGGTATGTTTGATGTCTAACCTTAATTGCAGGTTATACATCTGGTAGAGTGCTTCAGCCATTAGATAATCCAATCATACTCAAACTGGAGGGAAAGTCCTCGTGCAGACGATACTCTCGATAGGACGATTTCAAGCATCCCGTCTACAGGAAGAACATTCCCTCCAGATGCTAATGCTCGGAATGGCGTGGTTCCCGGAATCAAATTGGTTAATCCAGGAATTGGTGAGCCATTGATTCTAAGACTCATTGTGACTGAGCCAAAGTCAAGCGAATGCACAATGCCACTGAACGAACGAGCAACTTTTGCTTTGCTAACGATACGCATGATGCCCGTTGATGGCGTGCGTTCCCAAACTAACATCTCCGGTGTGAGCAACTTGGCGATAGTTTGCAAGTCCAACGAGCCACCGGGGGAAATAACAATGACGCCCATTACGCGTTGTTATAGTATGAGATGTTCAACACGGCAGGCGTCGCACCGGATTGAATGTGACGCAGCTTTGCGATATCATTCGCATCTACCTTGAACACCGCGCCAAGTGCAAACAAATGTCCAAGCTTCGTACCATCGTTTGGATTCGTGCCGTGCAACGTAACGCGAACGGGTGCGACTTCAACAGTTACTAAAGCTTCTACAACATTCTTACCACCATAGATGCCCGAGTCTAAAGTTCCCGCTGTCGCACTAACTGTAATTGTTTGATGCCCAAAGCACTTTAATGCCATGTTATCTCCTAGTTCAAAGCGAGGAACTCAAACCGAACCTTCACGTATCGAAACTGTGGCAGGAAAAGCGATTTCGTTTCGACAGGTGCGGTGTATGCAATTCCGTCTAACGAAGTTGAGAGAAAACACTTCACCTGCGTAAATGGAACAATCTCGTGATACGCCCACGATACGTTGCAGATGATGCCTTCTAGTATCGTACCGAAATCTGCCACGCGTTCATAGCTTCCTACTCCCGGTGAGGTAGGCTGCAACCAATACGGCAAGCCATCGTTAATCTCATCCTGCATCGTGGCGTAACCGTTATCAGCATACTGTTGCCACGTCTCGTTCAGATTTAACGAGGCAAAAATTGAAGGTAACGTCGCATCGCGGTATACGTTAACTTTCGTACCCGTGAAGTCGTCGGTATAGATATCGTATAGTACGTAGTCTGCCGGCTGAGAGACTAATAAATCTAAGGTCGCGTCGTTTGAAACGTTACCAAAGATGTCAACCGCTCGGACTGAATACGTATACGTTCCACCCGTATCTTCAAATAGCGTGATGAACGTGCCCTGCTGCTCACCAACCTGCGTACCGTTCTTCGATACGATATAGTATTCAATTTGAAATGCTGAAGTAGGATTCGTCCACTGCAACATCACGAAATTGTCAACAACGTATCCATCGAGGTCAACTTCGCCTAACGGCGGTATCGTAACTAACAGCGGTGTTGCTGACTCAGAGGGCGTACCATCTAATCCGAAGGCGCGAATCCAATACATATGGTCGCCAACGGCTTGACCTTCTAAGATTGCTGACAACGTTGTCGTAACAATCTGTCGTGAGCCCGTTTCCCAATCGACACCTTTACGAATCTCAAAACTAAACGCATCAGCTGAAGGACGTTCCCACTCGAATCTAATGCCTAATGGCACTAAACGATACGTGAAGATTTCAACGTTGGGAACTGTTATTTCCTCAACGATGTCTTCAATTTCAGGTCGTTCCTCAGGTTCGAATAGCTCTAATGAGACAACCTGAAACCGCTTAACGAATTCTCTTAAGAGGTCCTTGAGAACAGGGTCTTCGAGTTGAACGGACTGAATAAGCTCAAAGAGTTGACTCTCATTAAGTTGTGTCACTGGGACGCTCCAGCCACATCTCGGATGCGAATAGAGTTAACTCCAACAAGTTGAGCCAATCACCCGCATTCTCAAGTTCTAGTCTAACAACGCATTTCTCGTTACGCAGATTGCAAAGACGATTGTGGTACTTTCCGGGTGTCTCTGATAACGTAAGACTCCGAAGCATTGTTGGGGTCGCTTCGTCAATACCTTTGAGGGATAGAAGTAAATCCCCTTGTCCAATCGCACGCACCCTAACAGCAGTAAAATGAGTAACAGAGCCGTAATTAGCAACGCTCTGAGCGGCGTATTCGGCAATGGTATTGATGGCATTGTCGCCGTCATTCATATCATCGTACTTGTAAGCTAAGTCTAACTTCCAGATGATACTATTTCCTGCGACGAGTACATTAACACCTTGTTCCGAGTCAACATCGATGCCAATTGCTGTAACGGGCCAAGGGAAGGACCAATGCGACCAACGAATGTTTGCGTAGCCTAAACCGTTTTTGTAGTCTGCAACTAAGATATGACCATCAGCAAGCAATGCGTAAATTCTAGAACCAACAACATCGTTAATCAACTGAATTTCATCGAATGAACCTTGGTCCTGCGCCTGCCACATCCTATCGATTTTCCAAGAGAATTCAGGCTGGGAATAAATGCCATTGAACGTGAACATTCCCGTGCGCGCCGCGATAACGTATGCATCCGTGTTCGGACCAGCAGTATCAAGTACAGTCGCCGCGCTAAAGCATTCGGTGCCGATGCCTTCGTCAATCGAAATGACACGCCAGAAGATAGCCATGTCAGGATTGACTAAATCTCGCGAGGTTGAAAAGGTGCGCTGAGACTTGAGGATATATAAAGAGTCTCTAAACTGCACACAATTCTTTACCCCACCCGCTTCATTCGGCGCTACGGTAACGTATCCACCGACCGCATCGAATCCTTCAGGGTCGCCCTGCTTTGAAATTCTGACGACACTTGGCTCCTTAAATTCGCCCCATACAATCAGAGAATCCTGATAAACACCGATGCCCACGCCTGCGGGGATAACATTAAGTTGGTCGAACAGGTAGTCTGCTTCGAGCACCAAATCAGCATCGTAAAAATCCACTGTAACAGTAGTAGCAGTGTTATTCGTGATGCGACCTGAAGGAACAAAGTAGAAGATATAGCCATCTTGACCTAAGTTATAATCTGCGATACGCCGAGTAGCCAATATCCTACGCGCAACAGTACCAGTAGGACCAATAGGAATGCCAGAAATATCAACAGCATGCGAGCCATCTGCAAGCACGCTACCATAAATAGCTGGTCCCGGCTTCGTAATGTATCCAGATTCCGTCTCAAACGAGACAGCAAATAAGTGCGTGCCTTGTTCAACATGGCCAGATAACGCTGAATTGACGCACGTTATTGAACCAGCAGGCGCACTACCTCCTGCTTGCCTACAAATTGTTCCATCGTATACGTAAACCGATTCGTTCTCGATGCCTTTGTTTCTATCGTGCGGTGTGATGTAGATTCGATTGTAGTATTGTGCGGCGCTAAAATCAACCATCGATGCGATATTGAGAATCGGTACGGCTAAATCGGTTGAATCATACAGTTGCCCCGAATCATTCAATATAAGTAAACGGGCCACTTCATCTAATCTCTTGTACGAGCAGAATCTCCGCACTCCACCGATAACCTGATGCAGTTTGATGCTGCCCGAACGGGTACGATAACCACGCTCCGTGTACGCAATATTCTCCGCAACTGACAAATGGTCAACAGGAACGGAATCCTTTAGCTCAGACCTATCGAACAGGCCCTGAGTTTCGGCAATAACGATTGGAGCGTGGTCTCGATTCATCTAAGCTTACCTAGAGATGACGGTGAATCCAATGCTCGATGCAGCTGGGCTATTACCCGCCGCTAATTCTGTTGGTGTACCTGTAACGTTACTCCAGATACGAACCTTCTTAGAAACATCATCGTATCCTGCCGTCAAGCCTGAGGTTGACCCAAACACAATCGAATCAATCGTATTATGTCCTGCGAGCACAGCTAACAATCCGGCGCTTGATTCACCACCAGCAGTATACGCACCGCTGTAATTCATACGCCCGGTGGTGAACAAACCTACGCCGGGCACCTTCTTCTGATTCAATACGGTAACAGTGATGACCATCCTACCCTCCCCTTCGTTTGATAACCTCTGCGTCTTACAGAGGTGTCCTGCTGTAGCTTGACACGAATCGCTAAGAAACGATTCATCTCAAACTCCGCTTTCGTTTCCAATCTATCAGAACGGGCTCGATTCTGTCCAATATCGTCCGCTGCCTCCGCTGCTGTCTTGAGTGCGAGATATCGTTTAGCGCCTGTGATAGGTAAGTCTGTACTCGCTGAGGTAATTTGTGGCAAGCCTTTGAGATAGCGAAGTAAAATCTCGCGGTCTTGATTCGCACCGACGAATTTGATGCCTTCTCCATCCCACTCCCACACTCCTAACGTCGGTAGCATGGTGTTGTCAATGATTCCATGCACTTCACCCATATCGCTCCACTGCATAGAACCGGGAGTACGTTCATATACAGCTTTGGGCTCAAGAAAATTAAGTGGTAACGTAGGGTTTGGGGGGACAGCGGCAGTAGATAGAAAAATAACACCAGCAGGCAATAGGATTGCGCTTGACGTTTCCGTCATAATCGGCAATCCATTCGCCTGCATGGTGCTTTGTAATTCTTCCCATGCTGATGTCAGAAAGGGAAGGAGCACATCGTTGGTGAATAAATCTCCACCTGCATCGTTCAGGTGAACACGCGCTCTATCCATCACTTCTGATGCTAACATGAGTTTATCCCTTACTTGGCGAATGCCAACTTCTCGTAACGTTCCTTATCGAGAATACACTGGCACGTCGGACAAACAACCGGGGTAGGACGCATCAGAACACTTGAACACGCTGGGCATCTATCGTTTCCCATATCAACGGTAGCGTGTACCCATTCACGTTCAAGGTTTAAATGTCGTGCGGCTAGGCGTTGGACGTCCGCAATAACATTATGCTGATGGAACATCTGCCAATCGGAATCTGCCCGACGTACCAATCTCTGAAACCAACGAATCTGATTCTGAATGTTCTGAGCGAGCAGAGCGCCATGCGTCTTCTTGATATCATCGCGGCTCTGCTTGTTGTATACCCAGAACAATCCAGGAAATGAGTTCGTTGGTGCGTCAATCTCAATTTGTGCAATGATGAAGTCGTTGACAATTGCGTCAGCGAAAACAGATACGGGCTCAGGAATAAGTCTTGAGCCGCGCTCATTGTCTAGGTATAGCGCGTACGAGTTATCCTTGATGTGCAAGGTAACAAAATCATTCAACGGTGCTGCTGGAATCGTTACGTGTGGTTCCGTCAGACCCGGCTTGAATTCCCGAATTTCCCTCGGGACTAGGGACACTAATGTCGCGTCTGCCATTGGTATTTTCCTTGGAATTAACGACGGCTTCTCCGATGTGGAGTTGCGTCGACATGACTGAGCATTCGTCATTCAAGAATTGGGTGAGATAATCAACTTGACGCTCGTAATGGTCTAATTCTTCCTTCACGAGGTCGCGTTTCTTCTTCTCACCAAACAGTTGAATATGTACGAATGAGAGAACGGCATCTTCTGTTACTATCATTGGCCTGTTGTCAGGCTTTTTGAACACGAAGATGGGTTCGTACGAGAGTTTGACTCCCGGTAACAACTCAGCGTTGGGACCGCTGACTGGCATCAATCTCTCAATCACCCAAAAGGTGCCATTGAGATAATTGTAACGTGGTACTAAAACCACCTCGCCACTATCAAGGCGGCGATACTCAAGTTCATTTGTTCGTGCGAGTCGAAAGGTTTGCTTCCCGTCTAACTCACCAAACAATAACTTGAGCTTCTTGTTGATGTACACATCGTTCATCAGTCCATCCAGTAAGGCTTGGGTCGTTTACCAGCCCTATAATCCGCCTCGGCTTGCGCGTGATATTCTGCATTTTCAGCATTAGCTTTATCTAGAAATCTTAAATATGTATCGTTCTCTTGCGTTTTAAATGCTGTAGCCTCACCGGGTCGTTCTCTATAAGGAGTGAAGATGCCACCCATGTGGCGTTGTGCATTAGGTAAGGTATTTGGATATTGTTGATTCTGCGTAGCGTGTGCGGTTTCATGCGCTAACGTACCCGCAATCATAGATGGTTCCAATTTACTATCATCAACAAAGGTAGTACCACCTACTTGCATTCCACGAGTGACACCGGGTAGACGCTGCGAGCGTACATTGCTTACGAAGTTATTTGCAAAAGGATATCGTTGAGTGAACTCATTCCACGCAGGCTGTAGTTCTTTATCGACTGTTGGATTGCTTGTGCGCGGTGGTGTATACGTTCCCGTTGGTGGTACTTGATTCGTACCAAGATAAATGCTAGCCATATTCCGAGGATAAGGTTCGTTCGGTCCCGGCATTGGCGCGGTTACATTTACTTCTTCCTGCGATGTTAACGCTCTTGGCTGCTCGGGCAAACCAAACAAGCTACGCATATTCCACGGCGTAGCGTATGAGTTCTCGCCAACCTGATATAAATAATCGTAATCGTTATCGCTAGGCATGGCGGTAATCTTTATGAAAATGAGGGAGGAGTTGTTAGCCCCTCCCCCATAACTAACTAAGCGTAGCCAGCAGGAATCGCGAGGTTATCGATGTACGCGTTCTCCTGTGGGTTGCTTGTGAACAGGTTCCACGAAGCTACAAGATACAGCAAAGTGGAAGCTGCCACACCGCCATCTAAACCACGAACCTCGAAAATCTTTCGACCGTCGGAGGTGTAGAAACCAGGCTTCTTGAGTTCTGCACGTCCCCAAGAATCCATGTTCAGGAAATCAATTCGGCGCTTATCCCACTTGAACGACTGCTGGATAGGCACACCAGCCATCGTCATGTTTCCACCGAAGTACAAATCCATTCCCTGAGAACCGCCTGAATCCTTATCAATCGTGGTAACGAGCATACCGAGCGATTCATAAGCCGCAGCCTGAGCCGGATGCATCCAAGCCTTGATGTTCGGCTTCTTCATCGAACCGCTCCTGTCCCCCAATAAATTGAGAGCCAGTCGCGGGAAGGGTAAAGATAAGCCAGAACCACCGGCATCAACTCTTGAGGCGCGAATAGCAGGCGTTGTCGAGCGCGTGAAACCAAGCCACGTACCTGCGGTTGAGTTTGAAACGTGGTATGGCACGCCCAGAAGCGAAATAGGAGTCGCACCCGAAACGCCCTCAATCACAATCTTATCGCCAACAGCCACACCACCCGGAATCGTAGCGACTCGAATGGTCTTCGTTGGGACATCACGGAAAACAATCTCCGGCTCATCACCCGGAACCGTCTTCTGTGCTAATGCTGACGAATACAGGTTAATCTTCTGACCTTCCATCAAAAGCTTAACACCGAAGTCAACATCGAGAACAATCGTATCGAAGCCGCCTGCGTTTGACGTAGCAGTAACGGTTCCGAGAACGCCGTTTCCACCCGTCATGCACATAGAATCCATGTGCGCACGGAAGTGAGGCATTGCAGATGCCATGTTCTTGTTGAACACGCTGATGATAGCCTTTGCATCACCCTGCGTTGCCCATTCCGCCTTCTTCGTCCATTCCAGTGCATAACGGAAATCGACGATTGGAATGACGGCATTCTCGTAGTGTGGCCCAGAGCCACGTCCAAGATTGCCACCGTCAGGATTGTACTGTCCAAAGTATCCACCCGGTGCAAACTGGAGTGGAATCTTCATATCCCGAGTGTTAACGGGAACTGCATCGGTGCTCTTTTCGACCTGAGAATAGAAGGTGTCCTCAATCTCGTAGAGGACCTCAATCTTCTTCTCAATCTTTTCGAGCTGAATTGCAAGTGTATCAGCTACGTTCTGCGGATTCAGGGGTGTCGCCACGCGTTTTCTCCCGGTCTAATAAATCATTAACCGTTGAGAAAGTCAATCTCCTTCATCTTTCCGGTCTTAACCGCAGTGACTGCGTCCTTGTTCACATTGTTTGCGCGTGCTGAAACCTTTGAATCAGTTCCAGTCGCACGCTTGTGTACCGAAGGACGAGCCTTGAGATTAGTTCCTTTAAGAGCTTGGGAGCGAACTTTCTTAATAATGGTTGGGAGTGCTAACTTTGCGCGTGACAGATACGCGGATGCTACCCTGTCCTTCCACTCCGTCGAATATCTATTTGAAGCTGCCTGCTTTAACAAACGTTCCATATTGGAACGATGAGCGGGGTCATCTCGAAGGACGCTTGCGAGTTCGTCCATAACATCACGCGTAATCGAGCGACCTAAGAACGGACTGACTTCATCCGGTAAGTTCTTCTGAACGATGTTCGTAATTGTCTTGCTTGAGTTCGTTAAGATGGAATCAACAAAATTCTGATGCTGCCCCCTCAGAATTTCCTGATTCTCTGCTCTGAGTCGTTCCTTCTCAGGGTCCTGTTCATTCGTTGGCTGCTGAATCCGCGGAGTAGGCGCATCAATCTTATCATCACCGAACATCCATTCGTGAACATTCAGTGCAGAGTTCATGAGATTGTTGTTCCCATTCCGCTTGCCATCATTAAACGCACTCTTAATCATGTGCTTGATGACAGGCTCAGTTACCGCTTGGAATGCCGGGCGATTCTTTGATAACAAAGCGGGCAAGAAGTTTTGTATGAAACTCCGCTGCTTGTTAACATCGTACTCGCCCAGCAATTCAATAAAATCTCCGGGGTCTGCTTGTGAAATACGCTGTTCCCCAGCTTTGAGTTTATTCAGCTGCTCGTACGATTCCCTAGCGTCTTCGACAGTGGGAAAGAGTTTGCTATAGTCTCGCTCACGAAAGAAGGTTGACCTGAGTCCTGGGAAGTCTTTGAAGAGTTTAGGATACTTGGCGACGAGCTGTCTGTACGTAGGTTTACCGTAGCCAGTGCCAATCTTCTCATCCGATTCTTCGTCTTCCTCGTCGTCCTCTGATTCCTTCTCCTCGTCATCCTCATCTTCCTCGTCAGGCTTAGATTCTTCCTCGTCATCTAAGATGATATCGTCATCATCTTCTGAATCTTCAGTTTCCTTAGAATCAACTTCCTCAACAACTTCAGCCTTTGCAGGCTCGTCGTCGTCGCCACGAAGAATTGCTAAGTCATTCGAACGTGTATCTTCAATCGGTGGCTGTGCCATTTGTTACGGCTCCATCGGAGCTGGGCTATTCACATTAGGTGGCGGTGTTGGTGAACCTGAACTTGGTTGACCAGACTGTGCATTACCTAATGCTGGAGTACGCGCTCCGGAGTTCATAGCTTGCACATGTTCATTATGATGTGCAAGAATTAACGAATAGACCTTAGGACTATTGAGTTTAAGGTCTTGTCCTTCTCTTCCCTGTAGGAAGGCCTTGCAAATCTGAGCTTCGACCGCATGGTCGTCAACAATTGGGTCAACCTTTACGGGGCTAACAACTTCACCCGTTGCACTAATCGGACCCATATCATCACTATCTTGTCCCAACGAAATAATCTGAAGAATTTCCCTAAACTGTTTGGTTCGGCTCTCGTCGCCTGGAATTTTCAAATCTGGCAGACCACTCAACCTCACAAGCATATGCGTATTTTCAGGACTAAAGAGAACAGCATTGATTTCATCGGAGCCCATCTTCAACAGCTCCATAATAATATCACGCTGCTGTCCCCATGACATTGGAAGCTGATTGCCTGCACTTGGCTCAACGTGTCCAATGCGCCCACTCTGCGCGTCCGCTTGAATGGTTAAGTTTAAGAACTCACCCGGCCCAATCTGTGCGGTGTATCGCTCATCTTCTAACAGGCTATCAACATAGATGGGCACGCATTTCTGCATGACCTTTGCCCACCATCGTGTTGCAGCTTTGTGAATGAGTGATAATCTTTGTAACGCCTGTTGCCTTGAGGCCGAGTATTCAGCGTATGTTTTCGAACCACCCTGAATCGTTCCACCGTAAATTGAAGGGAATGCACCGACTAAGAGCTGCGCATACTGCTGAACCTTACTATCGAACTTATCAATTTCCTGTGATAACGTGGCGGTTCGAGTAGTAAAGAACCCCTCACCCATCGCACGGCCAGCTAATGCTTTGGCCTGCGTCACCATTCCTGGCTTTCGCCTGGTTTTTGAATACTGGTCGAAATCTAATACTTGAGGGTCAGCAAACGTCTCAGGTATCGCCTGCCCCATCGTATCGACTGTTAAGTTCACAATATCATTCTGCACTTCCTGTGGGTCAAACAATGGCTGACCAATAGGATTCATGTGCAGATGCGAACTAACCGGGGATTCCCAAATTGTCCAGACGTCATCTAACTTTTCATTCCGGACTTCGATGACTTCTTCACCGATGATTTCGGCGTATAGTCCATCGGGGAATTTCTTTTCAAGCTCCTTGCCGAGTTCGACCGAATCGTAATAATAAGCACATGGTCGAAGCCATACGCACTGAGTAGTGACGCGATTGGCGTCGTCATTCTCATAGCCTTGTGGGTCACGGGAATAACGTTCGTAGCTTGAGATATCGGAATGGCCTGCAATGTTTCGGCCAGTTCTTGCCCTTGCTTCCGTGACATGCTCATCGAACTCTAAAATCAAATAAGGCGTATCACCCTGCGTACGCGCGTATGGTGAAACCTTCACATGGTCCACACCATAAATCTTGATTTTGATTCTCGACTTTGCAACATCTTCCATCCCAACGAAGGCGGAGACTTTCTCTTCAGTCTCTACTTTCTTAACGTCTTCTGAACTACACTCGGGACAAACGATGACTGCATCATCAAGTTTAGCATCGCATCGACCACATACCCACTTGATGTGTGTCTCAGTTTTATCTTTGTACTGAGGCGTTGCAACGGTACCGTATTCCTTATCAGCATCTAGATAATGATACGCAGCAACGAGCGGTGAAACCCATGCAAGATAAACTGCGTAGGAGTAGAGCAACTCGACATCGTTATGCCGCTGAATAAGGAGAGACGCTGCAGAGTAATTCTTTGCAGTGTCGATGTCGTTCGCATTCTTTGTATCATCGGGCAGAAAGTTTACCGCTGGGACATCGATGGTGAGGGCTGCAATAACCGCTTCACCATGCGCTCGATAAACATTAAAAACGCGATTCGGCTCGTCTTCGTCGGGTTGGTAATCTGGGGATTCGTGGAACGCACGATAGTCGCGAGCCTGGTAGTCATAATAAAGCCTCTGATGACCACGAAAGAAATACTCACCCTTCTTCTTTAACAAAAGATGGTCGTCTCGGATGAGTTCATGCTCACGCTCGAATCCTCGGGCGATGTTCAGGATACTCGTTCCGAGTTCCTTTTCAACTTCATCCTTCACATCGTCCCGAGAATCTGAGGCCATGATTTACTTATCCTTCTTTTCGTCCTTAACAACGACAACCGGAGCAACTGGCTTAGCTACCTTCTTCGTAACTTCACCTTCAGGAACTTCAGACTGAATTGGAGGAACGACGTTTCCAGATTCATCAACCTTTGGCTGTCCGGTTGAAGTACGCGTTACCTGCAATTCGTTTGCAGCAGATTCAGCTGCGAGCCTATCGAGTTCCGCTGCAATCTCTTCCTCGCTTGCCTGCTGCTCTGCTGATAACTTGGCAACGTCATGAAGCGTTGCACCGAAGTTATATCCAGGAAACTTGGTATCCTGCAGCTTCTCACCAAATTCCTTCATAACCTCTGGAGCAATCTGTTCAAAGAACTTGACCTGCATGTCCTTGAAGATTGACGGTTCAGCCTTTGCAACTCGTAAAGCCACGCCAGCGCGAACTGCAACCTCTTGCCTACGATTTTCCATTCCGCAGATGTCATTCACATCGTACATGTCAAGCTCCTTTGGTAAACACGCCGGGCTTACGTAATGATTTCTTGGACGTTCGCCCAAGGATTGATTCGACAGGCATCTTCAGCTTTCCCATTTCTCTCGATGCTGCCGCTGTCATTTTACCCTTGGCATCCTTCGTACCCTTTTTCAGGCGCTTTGAAGGCTTGCCATTAGGACGATTGTCCACTTGCTGTTTCATTACGTGCGTCCTTTGCACGAGCATCATCGAGTTTCATTAACTCGGCCGCTCTTGCTTCCTGACGTTCGATGTGTTCCTGCCATCGAAGTTTACTTAAGTCAGAAAGCCGTTTACGCTCCGCTTGCTCTTTAGTTACTTGTGCATCCAACGTATGCGGGCCACGTTGGATTTCTTCAATCTGTGGCGTATCAGGGAACATTATACGTTGGGATAGTTCATCGCACCGCTCACGTTCCCTAGCAAGTTGTGACTCAAGAAAGCTCACCTGACGAGTTAAGTATTCCTCTAGCTCAGTGAACTTAGGTGGAACAAAAATCACCTTGAGGAATCTTAACAGCGCCCACCAAATTTGAATCATCGTTTTCTCGGCCGAACGCTAAAAGGAACGACTTTGCTCTCGGCATCGCGTGCGTGGATATAAAACTGAGTCATATCACCACGCTTCTGTCCTTCGCCGTAGAACTTTTCCATCCGTGCCATGTGGTCAAAACGTCTCGCTGCTCTGTTGCTCGAATCCCTGTACCGTGAGCACGCCTGCAAAAGGTATCTCACGCCATCGTATGGGTCGTCGCCCTCGAATTCTTTAACGTCCTCAGGATTCGCAGGGTCGTACACGCAATTCGGAATAGCATCGATGACCGCTTGGCAATTCTCAAATATCTGAAGTCGGGGAAGATTTGTCTCTTCAGGCTCTTCCTCAAAGAACTTCACATATTCATTATACTTGTCCTGCCCATAGTTTCTAAGTAGCTTTGATGCGAGCTCTGAGTTAAAAGCTCCAGCAATGTCTCTAGACTTTGGTTTGGGTGTCCACCTAAGATAATCGTGTAGTAGAAGCTTGCCCCCAATTCGGTCGTTAATTGCACGTTCAGGTACGTAGCCTGAATACTGCGTGAATTGCTGGTCGATAGTTTCAACGCCACGATTCTGCCATGCAGAGGGGTCGAGTGCAACTGTCTCAAGGTTATCATTTGCTGATAATCTCTTAAACTCAGAAGCCCACTCCGCAATCATCTTCCGCTTTTGAAAATATTCACGATAGAGATAAACTCGTCCATCGGGAGCAATTGCTGCCCAACCAATCCATACATGCGCTGCAAAGCCCCAATCGATAGCCGCGACACGAGGCCACCAGAATGGGATGGCAAAAGGTTCGATAACGTGACGAGCGTTAATAGGTTCGTCGGGCAAAGGCTCCAATCGGAAATTGAATACCTGTCCTTCGAACGTGTACCAATCTCCATACTTCTTCGCCCGCTTCTCTGCTTCAGTTGGTAGCATCTCCAACTTAGCAACATACGTTGGGTCGTTTTCGAGAAGATGCTTATTATCTTCGACCCGCGCTGGTAGGTAAAACCGCTTGAGCCCGGTCTTCCTATCAACGATAATCTTTAAGCCTTCTCGTGCAGGGTCAACAAATCTATTTCTGACCCATGTATGTCCAATATTACCGGGGTTCGAACCGGCCCTTGTAATCGCTGGTAGTTCTTTCGTTGACGACCGAACTCGGCTAGCTACCAAATACAAGTATTGATATTGGGTGAAGTGAGTTAGCTCATCCCAACCAACGTAGTTGTATTCGACTCCATCGTACTTGGTGATGTCCTTTTCATGTTCGGCGTGTCCAAAAGCCTGGTATCCACCGGCTGGAAAGGTCCATCGTTTCTTTTGTTCATTGTATTTCGCACCCGTTGATTCATACCAAGGGCGTGAACGGATGATGATTTCAGCTTCTAACTCAGGGAATGTCCTTCTGAGAATGAGGCCTTTGTATCGAGGGTGCAGATGCCACTGACGAATCAACGGCAACATGTAGAGGATTTCAGTCTTACCCGGACCTGCGGCACCGCCGTACAATACTTCGAAGATATCATCTGGCAACGTTGTGAATGTCTCCTGTTTACGTGTAGGAGTCCATTCAACAACTTGCGGCTTTGTTAGCGTATCTTCCATATGAATTGGGCAGTTAGTCTAAGGGGCATGTTCTTACCACGCTAGGGGAGCAAACTCTAGGGTGGTTCTACATTTTCCTCACTAAAACTGCCCAAACTTTAGATGTGAAAATGGGGCAAGCACAAGGGAGATTCTTTCGATTGGCGCCCGTTCCTAAGTCCAACGTTTCCATTGTCTAGTTTACGGAATCGATTGAATAATAAGTGCCCACCCCAAAAGGGCTAACGAACGCTACATCATATGGGGTGCTCTTTGCGAGGATATCGCGGAAGCATTTTATGATGCCCTGCCTTAAGCGTTCGCTAGCTTTGTTAATCTTATCCAACTTCAACTACGTCGTAATGAACTTTCTCACGCACAGGCGGTGCGTTGATAACCACCTGAATGCGGTTATCTGAAGTAACATCTTTAGGCCGCATGTTATCAGCAACCTTAGAAAGCTTCATAGCAACGTCGGCTTTATCCTTCGCACCTAAACATTCGATATCCGATTCCGTCAAGATACCAAGCGTAGCTAAGGTGCGGGATAGTGCGAGCTTTTCGATGTCGTCTCGCGTTGCGTTCCTTGTTTTATCTGTTTCCCTTTTCAGTTCAGGAATGACGTATCCATCGCCCGTCCGACCATTCTTCGCCTGAGAAACGGTGGAATTGCTAACATGAAACGCTTCAGCAATATCCGTTTGTTTTACTTCACCACTTGCTGCCAAAAGACCAATCGTAGTCCGGAGGAAATCTGGAATGTTCGTGTTTGCGCCACGACCAATAGATTCCTTCGCTTGGACAACGAGCGTCGTTCCACTCGTCGATTCCTGGACTTCGATTGAAGCATCGGCAAAAGTGTTCGCAGTGCGTAATAAATAATTATGTTTCGGGTCGAGGTGGTGTGCTAAGGTTTCCTTGTTTAAGAAATGCATTGTACACCTCCCCGTTTATTCCAAGTGGTAGCCACTTGATGTTGAACTAGTGGCTTGACCGCCTTGTTGTACCACATCTAGCACTTGACAGTCAAGGGGAAAAGTGCAAGGCTCGGGTCCGGTGCGCGCTATATATAGAGGTCAAGAGGTGCTTGGCTACCATGTATTATTTTAATTTTAAATTAATTTGAAAATATGGGACCCTATTTTATGGGACCCAATTTATTTTGAAAATTATATTTTCCCAATCGCAGAGTGATGTCGAGCGCCTTTAACTTTGCGCGCTGGGGGACCCGCTGCGGACGCCCATGCCCCTATGCTATCGAATGATATAATGTCCAGGTTTTGGGGCAATTCACGCGCGTAAGGGTATGGGGGGAGTACCTCGGGCTCGCCATGCGAGAAAATAAACATGTACCTCGGGCTCGAATCGTTTCTATTCCCTTGACTCTGTCCCGTGGTTTGATATTCTGACCATATGACCATTACCTCACATCCCTTGCCCAAGTGTGCAGCCGATACCTATGTTGTCCGCACTCCCGCGATGGCTTACTCTTTTGAGCCATTCACGACGCACCGCGTCGCTACGCTCGCCGCTGCCGATACGCTCGCCGCTTCCCTGCCGTCTGCTAAGGTCCTGTGCAATGGCGTTCAGGTGTGCATCTATGTCAATGGTTTGCTAGTTCAGGGAGCCCGCTAATGCTTGTCTCACGTTCGTTGCCTGAGTGCGCCGCCGTTACATACGGTGAGTCTGCCATCCGTTTCATTGACTCTGCCCTCCGCGCTACAAACGACGCGCACGCAGGCGCAGCTACGCGAGCGGCTGTATTCGCCACTCGCACCGCTGCACGCTACGCCTTGCGTTATCTCTACCCGAATGGAGCATCCTGCTAATGATTAACAAAGACGGTAGCTACGGACCACGCGCCACGCAGCACGAACTCGCCGCCCTATACGGCGAGGCGTGTGTGCGTCACTTGGAATACCTCGCCGAGGTACATCCTGACCGATGGGCATTCTATGTCGCGCTAGTAGTTGAGGATGCGATGTTTGCCGCTAACCATGGCCGTCGTGCCTTGCGCCAGTCGAGCCTACGCTAATGGAAACGAATTGTGCTGTGTGCTGTGGCTCGGGAGTTGTCGCATCCAATGGAGCCGACGATACCCGTAACGTCTGTCACGCATGCGGGGGCAAGGGAACCATTCGACTCTGCGTCGACTGCTACCAGCCCTCGGGTGAGTTCGACGTGTGCGACACTTGCTCAGACGTTCGGGAGTCGAGCTTTGACCACGAATGGAACGGCTATGACCACTAGGGAACGCTACTACCTGAACGCGCACCTTGAACGCCTTGCCGATTGGCAGACCCGGAAGGCCATTGCAGCCAATCGGGAGCGCATTATACGCCGTAGGGAGTTCAGGCGCGCCGTTCGCGCTATGTACCTCGCGCGAGCCTTGCGGGTCATCCTTGCCGATACCCGCCGAATGAATGCCCGGATAGTGGCTCAAGGCTACTAATCCAGAAACCTGGATTTAACTTACCAAGGATAGAATTATGGAAAAGCAAGCACTTTGCCCGCATTGTCACAAAGTTAAGACAACCGTCCGCTATCGCCCCGACGCCTACGCTAGGGACGTGCGTGATGAACAAGGCGCGATGATGATAGCGTGCGACGAATGCGCGCAAGCGAACGCGGACGACATCTAGCACGAACTCAGGGAGCAACGGAACAAGGCCTGCCAATCGTCGGTAGGCCTTTTCTATTTGGTCCTTGCACTGCAGGGGCGTTCTGAGTATAAAGGCAGGTATGCCGGATTCACCGGCCACTAGCAGGGAGCAAAGACATGGCACGTGTAGCAACCAAGTTCGACGACCACAAGGATTTCGGGATTCTCGACCAGCCCGAAGTCACGCATGCGGACCTGACGTCCGAAGTTGTCTCAGTCGTGGCGTCCGACAAGGACAGCAAGCGGTCGGGCGAAGTCAAGGTCACGGTGTACGCGCTCGCGGATGGCGTGGAGAATCCGCTTGAGGCGATTCTCGCATTGTTCGGTGGGTCGCAGGCTGAACTCGCCAAGTTTGCCCTTGGTGCGCGCAACGACAGCATCAGGAACGCGGGCAAGGATTACGTCCGCGATTCCATCCTTGGACCTGAAAAGAAGATGGCTCAGGTCATTGCTCGCGTTGCGCGCGGGCTCAAGCTGGACGTCGACACCATCAAGGCCAAGGTGGCGAAGAATCCCGCGTACCTCGATATGCTGTTGGAACTCGCGAAGAACGATGCTGCAGCCTAGCATCTAGTTCGTTCGGTCCGTACCTGAGCCCGGTAGCCTACATGGTGCCGGGCTTTTCTGCGTCTATACGTATCCTCCCGCCATACCCTGAGCCCTACGCTCACATACGCTCGCCCTGAGCCCTTCCGAACGCGCATTGATACGTACTGAGCCCTAAAATTTTCAGGATGCCGTAAACCTGGCGTTCGCCAATTTTGAGGGGAGCGCAGTATTGGACCCATTAAGCGGTATTCGGAACCATAAAATCCAGGTTTCTGGGTGGACTATGAAACTCGAGAATTCGGCTTATTGGATTGAGCTGTTGAGAATGAGTTATTAGTGGTAGCCACAGCCCGAAATTCCACAAAACACCTTACATCTACACCAAGGAAACACCAAGGGCTCACTAAACTAGCACGCAAGGCGCACTACGTTTCCACGCAGGGCATTTAACGCTAAGCCCTTGCAGTCGAAGCACTTAGCTTGACGATAAGCCTTGACTCCCCCTCCCCGTCTATACGTACCGGGCTCCCGATGTCCTCCTAAGGTGACATCCAATATTTTGGATTCTTTTAGTTTAGTGGCTGTTTTTATTTTTTTCTTTTTTATTTTTTTTTTTTTAATAAGAAGAATAATAGAAATAAGGAATAACTAATCATGTAAACTTTACACAACCTATGTAAGACTTACATACGGGGTCTATAGCAGGGTAGACAGGGGAAGGGTACCTGAGCCCGCAATCCCCGCAAGTGCAGGCGAACGTGGCACTTGCCGCGCCTGAGCCCGAGTGTATCTCTAGTGAGAATAACGTTAGGTCCTAGCGGCATCCTGTAGTATAAAGGGTATACTTCTACGCCCACTTTGTCCTCAGAAGTGGACATTCTTTGCCTTTCGTCACGTCGTGATTAGTTATCACGCATTAAGAATTGGAGACCCGGTACATGGATACGATATTCGACTCAGAAACAATTCGGGCGATACAGACGGATGAGTTGTCCAGCATCCAGGAATTGTCTATCGTCGAGATTTCTAATCGCATCGACGCTTATCAAAAGGCCTCGCGCGAGCTGATGCTCAGAATGAACAAGGCATCGGAAGAAATGCATCGCCGCTTGTCGCAAAAGACGAACGACGAATTGGAAACTTTGATAGAGCGCGTGCCCGAGGGTGTTTCAAGCACGGCATACAATCGCCTGCACAATACGCTCCTCAATCGAAAAGGGTACGTTCCGAAAGCACGCGCTCCTAAGATTGAGGATAGGCTGGTGACAAAGCTCAATGCCGCAGCCAAGTCCAATCCAGCGATTCAAGCGATGCTGGACGCCTTCAAAGCAAAAGATTAACTTTCAATTCACTTGGAACGCCAGGTTTTCAAGCCCGGTAAAATCCTAGGAAAGAAAATGTCAACATACGGCATCGAAGGGCGCGCATCGCATCTTAAACGAGACTGCACCGTTCGCGCGCTCCACGTAGCATCCGGCATCGATTACGATATGTGCTATTTGTTTCTCGCGGCTGCAGGTCGCAAGAATAACTGTGGCGCGTATACGTCCGATTGGCTCCCCGTCTATCGGAAACTCGGCTTGTGTCAGATTGATGACCTAATCAATTTGACGCATGAAGTTTTGCCATGCGATAACGTGATTATCTGCATCCGTGGTCACATCTATGCCATTCGCAACGGCGTACACTCAGACGGCCCTTACGCTTTCCAGTCTGGCCTGCGTCGCAACATTCAATTCGCTTGGCGCATTCCTGCATCGTTCATTCAAAAGGATTAGACAATGCTACTTTCAAAGCTTGAAACACTCAGAATACTTGGCAGTATCGCCAATCACATCGGGTACCGATACAGCACGAAATATGGTCCTGTCGGTTCCCTTGCCGCAGACAGCGATGCACTACGTATCATCACATCAGCCGCTGACCAAGTTTTAGCAGAGGATTAGACAATGTATATCGGATTCTTCGAAGCAAAGCATCGCACGTTCCAATCTGAGCAACACGCATCCTGCGTTCCATCGATGTTCGTGCAGGTGTCATGCAATTATGGCGCGCGTGTCACGCCAATCTGCAATTCAAGCTGTTCAGTCGTCTTGTTTGAATCCATCGATGCTATTCACGAATACTGCCGCGCTCACGGGCTAGAGTTCGCAACATGCACGACAGCATTACCATCGACGGTTCGCACCGCACCTTAGCATCGCACGCTAGCGTTCGGGCTGAGCATCTAACACTCTCCAGGTTTTAGATGCTCTACCAGAATTCTAGACTTTGTAGTTCTTTCAACTCAGGGAGCAACCAATGGCAAAGCTTATCGAATTGTGCAAGTATTGCGGACTACCCGCGATTGAAAAGAAGAAGACACAACTCAGCAAAGACTCATTCCTAATCAAATTGGAATGTGGTCACTCTTCCATCGTCAAGGTTAAGTACGTCTCACGCGATATCACGACGCGCACTGGCAAGAAGCCATTTCCGTTTCAGTATCAGGGAATTGAATTCATCGAGCGTACATCCTTCCGATGCATCATCGCCGATGAAATGGGATTAGGGAAGACGATTCAAACGAACGTTGCCCTATTCCTGCATCCGGAAGTTATTCCCGTTTTGTTTCTCGTTAAGGCGGGCCTGCGTCGGCAATACGAAATTGAATTGTTCGATGTCACCGACGACATCATGATTCAAACGATTGACTCATCGAAGGAAAAGGTATTCAAATTCCCTTGGAATATCATTTCCTACGACACGCTCGCCCGCATGAATTCGGACGATGCAGCGAAGAAGTTCGCGCATATCAAAACAATCGTGCTTGATGAATGCCAATACATCAAGAATGAAGACGCAAAGCGTACGAACGCCGTAAGACTTTTGATACAGAAAGTCGGCATTCAGAACATCATCGGCATGTCGGGCACGCCTATTAAGAATAAGGCAGACGAATTCTTCCCTATTCTGAATATGATTGCTCCAACCAAGTTTCCGAGCAAGTACATCATGATGCGTCGTTACTTCGAATTCTGGACGGATGCGCAAGGCCAGTATCACATCATCCGTGCGAAGCCGGAGTTCTACGATGCTTTGGATGGGATTATGATTAGACGAACAAGGGAAGAAGTCGCACCCGAATTGCCGACCATCCGTCGAGGTTTCTTTAACACCGAAATGGAGAATAAAGAATTGCGCCGCGCGTATGGCGACATTCAAAGGGAATTCGATGAATTCATGGATTCCAAAGACGGCGAGCCCAACGCATCGGACTATACGAATATCCTCGGATTCTTTGCGCGCATGCGTCGTATCACGGGCATGGCGAAAATCGGTCCCTGCGTCGAACACGTCACGGATTTTCTTCTTTCAACCGACAGGAAAATTGTCGTGTTCGGTCATCACAAAGAAACTCTTGATTCATTGAAGGAGGTTCTCGACACGTGGGCGAAGCAAGGCGGTTGGAATGAATGCCTGCACCTCAAGGCATCATTAGATGCCGACCAGCGTACCGATGTCGTGACCAAGTTCAGGGAAGACCCAAACTCCAGGATTCTCATCGCATCTACACTTGCATCAGGCGAAGGGCTCAATCTGCAGTTCTGTTCAGACGCGGTCATGCTTGAGCGCCAATGGAATCCAGCGAATGAAGAGCAGGCCGAAACACGCTTTACCCGCTTTGGTTCGACAGCGGAACACGTCAACGTTACCTATATGATATCGGTCGGCACGATTGACGAATGGTTAACCGAGCTTGTGGAAAAGAAGCGTTCCTTGATTAGCAACGTTATCGACCGCGACGAGAACAATTGGGAAGAGTCTTCTTTGATGAAGGAGCTTGCATCGGCAATCTATGCGGGCGGAGGTAAACGATGGACATTCTAATTCGTCTCGCGATTCTTTGCACGGTTACAATAGTGGCGTACTCAATTTATACAAACGAAATTGAGTACACCATTCCATCGTTCGCTTTGCTTATCGTGCTCGTCTACACTCTGTCAACGCTCTAGGATGCTAAAGATGAATGAAACTCAAGTTAATGAATCGCACAGGCTCGCCGTCTACATGGAGCATGAAGACGAAATGGTTTGTTTGTTCGCGGGCGAGATTGAGCGGACGGAAGGATTTCTCAAGTTCTGGAAACTCTATCGTCCATACACGAACATCGAAGTGCAAAAGCTTTCAACGCTAGGCTCTAAGACAACTATCTACCGTGGCGAGGCGCGCGACTATACGCGAGGATTCTAGAATGAATCACTACCTAAGCTTCATCGTTGCTATTCTCACGATTCCATACCGTGCTACGATAGCGGAACGTGTGAGGCTATCGACCATTTCAATGCCGACCATCTACCATTCGCGTGCGTGGCACGAATTCCAGGTTTTGAGCATCGCATCGTTCCACCTTGTCCTCGACATCGAAAGGTTTAGACAATGAAAATGAAGCTCTGCCCACACTGTGGTCGTCTGTCTGTCACGGTTCTGTATCGTCCAGATTGGTACGCTAGGGACGTTAACAATATCGTTGGCGCAATGTGGATTGCGTGCAATTATTGCGCTACAGAGAATGCGCAGGATATCTAAAATCTTTAACCTAGCAAACGCCAGGTTTTGCGCCTCCCAAACAAACTAGCCCGCTGCCGATAACTAATCGGTTGCGGGCTTTGTCGTTTCTAATCGGGTCCGACCCACACCTGAGCCCGCAGGAACGGCCGGCATCCTGAGCCCGTAGGGTGAGCTAGCCCGAGCCCGTATCGTGGCCTGTAGCCCGTCCTATTGCGTCCGAGCGCGTCCGCTCCCTGTTAGCCTGAGCTTCGACCTGCAAGCCCGAGGTAGACTGTCCACTTTTCTGGACATATTTTCCTCTTGTGGTAGCTAGGCGACCTATGGTAAAATCTGGCAGAGCCCACCATACCTATGTAATTTTTACACCCCCCTCACTTAGCTGTAAGAAACCACAACCGCAGAAAACCCAAAGAAAAGGACACAATGCAAATCCAGAAAAGAATCAAAGGATACACTCGACGCCCGTACGGAACAAAGGTCATCGATGAAATCGAGCACGCCATCGAAAAGGAATGCGCACGCTATAACGTTTCAAGAAGTTTCGTCATTGCGAATGCACTTGCTTTTGTCTTCAACATAAAGACCGAGAGCTACATCCCAAAGACCAGGAAAATCCTCCAACTCAGGAAGCGCGCATGATTAACGTAAAGATTTACAAAGACAACGCGACCAATAAGTATTTACTCTCAAGCAATTGCATCACGTGCAAGCGTAACATCGTGGTAACGGTCGAGCCAATGGAGCTTTTTAATTTGCAGCGTGGCGTGCTCATTCAAAATGCTTTACCCAATGTTAATGAGGACCAACGTGAGTTCCTCATCTCAGGCATATGTGGAAAGTGTTTCGACAAGATGTTCGTGGAGCCAGACGATGAAGATTAGCGTTAAAGTAACCATCAACGCACCGGAAACGTCTACCGAACTTGAAGTAATTGAGTACGTTGAAGAAGCAATTAGATGCTGGCGCGGCTCATGGGCACCATCAAATCCTTTCTTTCAACTTGAAGATAAAGATTTTCAGGTAACGAAAGCAGATGGCACCGAAGATTGAATTCGTTGAAGCGTGCAACACTTTAAGCGTAGCGATGCTTAATTATAAAGTCATTCATCGTTACGCTTTAAACATTCCTTGGTCGTTCAAGTTTGAGAAACGTGCAAAGCAATACGACCCAGTGGAGATACTCTACATGCACGTCTTTGAAACTTCAACGCTCCCTGCATACCACATCGCATTCAACAAGCTAGTCAAAAAAGGATACCCAATCGCAACTCTCCTCATCTTGATGCAGTTATCAAATGGCGTGTGGAAACGCTTCATCGGTAACGAATACGCAACGCATCGAGACACATTTCAAACTATCACAGGAATCTACGTTGACTAACTCACCTTCCACATCGACAAATGGAAAAGAAAAGCTCGTCATCAGCATCGATTCTCAGGTGCTCGCCGGTATTCAAACGTGTAATCAACAGGCCGCGTATCGTTTCATCGATTCCATCGAACCAAGAGACTATTCGATGGAATCAATTCAGCTCGGCCTCGTTCTACATGAAGCAATGGCCGAGCATTACTCCACGTTTCATAAGCTGCCAAGTAACATTTTACGAAACAACGTTGCGACTCGGATGGAAAGCTATGCAGCCGCTAAGACAATGCTTTCCCATTCGCAAGTCAACGCGCTCATCGACATCTATCGGCAGTACCAAGCGAAATACATCACAGAGGATTGGGTTGTTGAGCGAGATACGAACGACAATCCATTGGTGGAAAGTACGTTCGCTAAAACTCTGTATGAAGATGCTGAGATTCATATCCTATACACGGGCATCACGGACCTTGTATTGAGGAAGCCATACCAAGTTCCAGTAGACCATAAATCGTTTGGCACATACTTCAAGCCAGCAATCATGAGCAACCAGTTTCATGGCTACATGTGGGCATTGAACTCACGCAACTTGATTATCAATCGCATCGGTGTGAAATCAAAAACAGGTACGTTCGAACGCATCGTTGTTACGAAACCGTTAAGCTTAATCGAAGAATGGAAGAACGATGCGATTCGTGATATCCTCAGACATCTAGACATGATGCACGAGGGAAACTTTAGAAGGAATCGAGAAGCGTGTGGAATGTATGGCGGATGCAGATTCATTAACCTTTGTTCCGCTGAACCTTCTCATCGTTCCTATTTGATTGCGAACAACTACCAAGTCGTGCCCGTTTGGAATCCTTTGAACCGAGACTAAGCAATATGCAAAAACGAAACATTCCATTCGACCTCATCGCTAAGCCGATTCACATCACACTTGAGCCAGCGCACGTTGACGTGATTCAATCAATCTTCGAAGCGTTCTTCAGCTCGGCTCGTGTGATGGAGATAGATGTACCACGAGACATTAAACTAGACGCCGCGGCCGTACTGCACAAGATTATTGTCGAGTACGAACGGCAAATTGAGGAAGCGAACGATGCCCAGGAAGCGAGCAACCCACACGCACCAGTACAAAAAGGTTAAGCTCAAGATTGCATATGTTTATCGTTGCATGCTATCAAATTGCAACCATTACATCATGCCTGAGTTTATCATGGGAAAGGAATCAGTATGCCCATCGTGCAATCACGAGTTCGTGATAGACAAATACGCATCGATGCGCACGAATCCTATTTGCATCGACTGTCGAAAGGAGCATCCGACACCATTAACCAATTCATCAAAGCCGGATTCCAATGTTATTGCAGACATCCTGAAACGGCATGGCGTACACTAGACAACAAACTCTATACCGAATGCCTCATCTGTGGTAAAGAAAGCAAAGGGATAAAGATATGAAACTCTTGAGCGATAGGATACAAGAGTTCATCGACTGGCTCGAACAATACACCGACTTTGATATGTGGCATCAAAGCGTTAAAGATGCAACCCAACGTAAGCTCATCGAAGTGCTAACAGAAAAGGACAATTAAAATGAAGCAGAAGATTGTTATCAGCATCGACCTCGTATGCGAACTCAGTTCAGCGGTCTACCTCGTGAATCAGATTCTCCAGGTTGCGAACATCGACTCGATTGATTCTTTGTACATGCGAGACGAGAAGTACAACACGTACATCAACATCTCCACGATGAATCGTTTGCGCGACGAACTCAATCCTACACCTGCACCAAAGGTTGATGAAGCTAAAGAAAAGGAATCACTCGTGCTATCGATGTTTGAATCTGCGCATGAGCAGAAGACTATCGAGGAAGGTAGTTTTTAAATGCCCAACATCGAAGACGCATTAGCGAAAGAAGAATTCTTAATGCTCTTCAAAGGCGAGGTAAGCAGTGGCAAATCAATCGCCGCTGCTTCCTTTCCTAACCCGTATGTGTTTGACATGGAGAGTAGGATACGTTCGGTTGCAGCGTATCACTTTCCACGTGGCAAGCGTGACTTATCGTACGATACGTACACGCGCGAGGATTATCCAAAGTTCGACAAACGTTGGGATGAGTTCATCGAATTGAGCAAGATGAAACGATTCCCTTACGATACAGTGATTGTTGATTCCCTTACATCGTGTGCAGACCTTTTGTTGCAGCACGTCATTAGACTAAAAGGTTTGGATGGTAAGGGAAAGAAGATTGCTGGCATCGCGGTCAATAGCATCGAAGATTACAATGCTGAGACCGCTATGTTGACTGAGTTAGTCATGTTCCTCCTGCAAATTAAATGTAAGTACAAGATTCTTGTCGCACACGTCATCAAGACTGAGAAAACAAATCTCAACGATGATTCAAGTGTAGTAACAAGACAGCTCTTGACCGGCGGAAAGAAAATAGCGGCGCGTATCCCGGGTTATTTTGACGAGATTTACCATTTCGAACAACGCTCGGTGGGTAACAAACCGCAATTCGTTGCACGCACGGTCAATTCTGGAGAAGATTTCGCACGAACCACTCTCAAGCTGCCTAAAGAGATTGATTTCACGAATCGAAACTTCTTCGAGATTATCGAACCATCTATTCAGGAGGTGATGAACCTAGGCAAATTAAACGTCGTACCTATCAACCAAGCACCAAAGTAAAACGTATGGGCTCATGGGCTAGAGATGCTAGGCTACTGAGAACTCCACACGAAACCGCAAGAGAACGAAAGAAGGCAAGAGAAATGGCATTCACGTATTCGAAGGAAGACATTTCGCGCACTCGCCTCGTTGATTCACCGACGTGGCTTCCAGTTCGTATCACGAACTATCAGGAAAAGATTGCGAAGTCCGACAAGCGTGCGGGAGCAATCAATCACGTCATTACCGTCAAGGTTGAGGAAGCCGGTAATGAATACGAAGGACTCGTCCACGACCAGACGTTTCCGGAGGAGTATCCATCGCTCGCGTTTGATTTCCTGAATGCAATGGGAGTCAATCTCGACAAGGACGGTGGTATCGTTCGGTTCGAAGAGTTCAAGGGCAAGGATGTTTTCGTTTGCCTCGGCCCCGGAACGTACAACAACAAGCCAAACAATCAGGTGCTCGGTTGGCGCCCGATTGATTGGTCGCCGAACTCGTAGTTTGAAACTCCGGGCTAATACTATTTTCATGGTTGAGTAGTATTAGTTCTTTCGACCGTGTGGCCCCGAGCGGTGGAGATTCGGGGCACTTGTTAGCAATTGCTCGCAGGCGCAGGTAAAACTTTGGTTAGACTAGGGTGTTGCGTTATGACTCCCATTCATAGCGCAACATATCGGCCCTAGTCTAGCCATTCTTTATGCCCTCGTAGCCCAATCGGCAGAGGCACTGGACTTAAAATCCATTAAGTGTCGGTTCGAATCCGACCGAGGGCACCACCATCGCTATGAAAACATGGAACCTACGCAACGGTTCAACCATCAATTTCGTTGGAGATGAAATGGATAATGATTACATGGGCATCGAACGTGGTGCGTATGCATCACAGGGAGCCTTAGTTCATAAGGAACAACCCATTCGCGTTCAGCTTGCGAATCAGCTTGCAATGTACGATAAGGAAACCGACCGTATCGCCAAGATGATTAAGCTGCTCGACGAGAATCCTGCCATCGAACAGTTCATCAATCTCCAGCGTGGTTATACTGACTGAGTAGAGTATGAACGAACTCGGATTAAAGATTGCAATCGCGCAGCACATTAGTAAGCTGCGCGAACTCGCAAAGGATGCGGAAGATTTTACAATCCGATTGCAAGCTGCCGCATCCGAACTAGAACACCGTTACAGATTACTAAGGGAGCAGACGAATGACGACACACGTATTGACGGACGAACAAAAGAAAGCAGTCGCTGAGCTGTTAGGATTGGAACTCGAAGCCGTTCCTTCTTCAATCGAATTGGAAGATGAAGAATCAAACGAGGACGAAGATGAGGAAGTAGACGAGGACGAGGAAGAAGATGAAGATGAATCCGATGACGAAGTCGAGGATTCAGATGAAGATGACGAAGAGGACGATTCGGAAGATGAAGAAGAGGATTCAGATGATGAAGATTCGGATGCAGAGGAATCAAGCCTAGCAGTTCGTGTTCAGGAAGCAACAGACGAATGGTACGCAAAGCATCGTGAAACCATTTCGCTTGCAGACTTCCTCAAGACGAAGGGTTTCTAAGTTACAACAGGATGCTCGACTCAATATCGAGCATCCTTTTCGTGCATAAGGTATTCACTATGAACCTACCAGAAAAGTTAAGAGCGGAACTACAGAAGGAGTTCCTATTCGACAACGAACTCCTAGCACCGGCATGTTTATTCCATCAGCTCGACGAAGGGAGGATACTAATCGTACTAGCTCCACCCATTAAGCAAGGGATTCCTGAACTGCTCATTACCAAATCAATGCGCGCACGAGCCGATTTGATTGTGCTCATCCTTCCATCGGACACCTCAACTGAATGGTTCAACAAAGCATTCGCATCTACTGGTAATGGAAAGGTAACACTTCGACCAATTCAAGGTCGCGTCAAGTTTGTGAATGAGGATGGTGCTGTTAAAAGAGTTCCAGCGTGCATGATTATCTTTAAGAATGCAGCTGAGCTTGCCCGTATTGAAGACCAAGAACGCGCACAAGTCTACGCGAATGAAAATATTGGTCGCATGTAAATGTTATGAAGGTGCTCATGGAAACACGTCAAGTAGAACTAAGAATCGACGTTCCAGGAGAAGGGAATGCTTCAGCCGATATCGTTATCGTTGGTGAGGCACCGGGTGCTGAGGAACAACGAACAGGCAAACCATTCGTTGGGCCTTCAGGTTATCTATTGAACCAACTATTGCAACAAGCGGGTATAACCCGAGCTGAATGTTGGGTAACGAATGTTGTAAAGACAGAACCACCGAAGGTAATTAAAGCTGGCAAGACGGTCTACGATATTCATGCAACGAAAGGATATGATGGATATAAAGAATATCTCTTCGAAGAAATCAAGACAATCAATCCTAAAATCATCCTCGCCCTTGGGAATGTGGCCTTACAAGCTCTCACTGGAAATAGTGGAATCACTCAATGGCGTGGAAGTATTCTGCACTCTGAACGACTTAAAAGGCGAGTCATCCCAACCTACCACCCCGCGTACATTCTCCGTTCTGATTCCGCTATCGACCGCTCCGTTGCAGAATTCGACATCCGAAGATTGGTACAAGAAATAGATGGCAAGCCAACCCCACAAAGAAATCTTGTTGTCATACGGGATAGCGCACAACTCTATCGATATATTGACCGATGGAAGGTCAAGCCCCTCGCCGCAAGCGATATCGAGACTTATAAGTCAATTCCGAACTGCATTGGATTCGCAACTTCTTCACATGAAGCTATCTCAATTCCTCTCTTCAACGAACTTTGGGGCGTCAAGTTTGGAAATTACTCTCAACGTGAGCTTGCAGAATTTTGGAAATGTGCCGACATACTATTGCGAAGTAAGCGTATCATCGGTCAAAACTGGAAGTTTGACGAAGGAAAGCTGAGTCAACTTGGATTCAAGATACCAAACTTCCATGCCGATACGATGCTCATGGCGCATACGCGCTATCCTGAATTACCTAAGGGCTTAGCTTTCCTTGCATCGATTCACACCAGAGAACCTTATTACAAATTGGAAGGGAAGGAGTTTAATCCTAAGAAGGATTCGGCAGACAGGTTGTATCTGTACAATGGCAAGGACTGTGCAGTAGACTATGAGATTTTCGAGACATTGGACAAAGAACTCGAAGACTTTGGTGTTAGAGAGTTCTATTATAACTTTGTCCATCACCTTCACGCGCTCTACCTTGGCATCGAACGGCAAGGCATTCTATGTGACACTGAGGTGCGAGCGGCGTTAGAAGAAAAGTATAAGGTTCTCATGATGGAGAACCAATTTGAACTGGAGAATCTCATTGGACATCAAATCAATGTTAGCTCACCCAAACAAATTGGACAGCTCATCTACAACGAACTTAAACTCCCTGTCCGAGATGGAACTGGAGAAGAAGTTCTTGTTGCACTACAAGCAAATCATGGAGAAAGGAAACCTCAATGCATTCCTATCATTGACAGGATTCTTAGAGGACGTACTATTAGAAAAACCCTCGGGACTTACATCGAGGCTTGCCCGGACTATGATGGACGGTACCGAACAAGTTATCAGATTGTGGGTACTGAGACCGGAAGAACTTCAACACAAACTCTTAAACCTCCATCTCGCCCTGAGCCAATTGGACTTGCATTTCAAACCATAACAAAGCATTCCGAGATGGGCGCGGATGTTCTCAAGATGTTCGTAGTTGACAAGGGTTATGTATATCTTGAAGCCGACTTATCTCAAGCCGAAGCGCGCGTTGTCGATTTGTTATGCGAAGATTACGAAGGACTTGAAGAGTATGGTAAGATTGATAAGCACGCTAAGACAGCGCGAATCATTTTATCATTAGGTGCAGACTATGTAGTTCGTAAAGGAAGTCCTGAAAGATTCCTAGGAAAAACTTCAAGACATGCAGGGAGCTATGATATGGGTAAAGGACGTGCGATGCTCACGTTCAATACCGATGCGAAGAAATATGGTATCGACCTTCATGTTAGCGAGTGGAAAGCCGGCCAAATCCTGGAGAAATTCCACAAAGCGTACCCTAAAATTAGAAGCGTCTTCCATGTAGCAGTTCAAGATGCGTTAGCTGCAAATGAAAGAACACTAACAACACCGTTCGGCCGCAAAAGAACGTTCGGCGGCAGATGGGGCGACCAACTTTTTAAAGAAGCATACGCTTTCATTCCACAATCTACGGTCGGTGATTGTGTCAAGCGTGCGATGTTATACATCAAGCACGAGATACCCGATTGCCGTATCGTGATGGAAAAGCATGATGCTATCGGTGCGCTCATCCCTGTAAACGAGGTAAGAGAACACGCTATCGTTTTCAAGAAAGGACTTGAGATGCCCATCGACTTCGCTTGTTGCTCGATTCCTCGGGGTGTTTTAATTATCCCTGCCGAGTTTGAAATCGGTGAGAAGAACCTACATGATTTGAGAGACTATAAGCTGGAATCATGAGTTGGCTGAATATGCTCATGTCGCAAACACAAGACTTAGAATCGCCGCGCCGTTATTTTTACTTCGCGGGGCTCGGAGTGTTGTCTGCTATAGTAAAACGAAACGTGTTCCTTGACAGAGGGGGAGCATATAAGTTATATCCAAACGTGTACATCATGCTCATCGGGCCATCTGGTATCAAGAAAGGTTTGCCAATCAAGGTCGCTGAGAAGTTAGTTACGGACCTCAACGTTACAAAGGTTATCGCTGGGAGAAGTAGCATCCAAGCAATCATTGAGAACCTCGGGCATCAAACAATGAATAAAGATGGAACAGTTAGCAAAGACGCCACAGCGTTCATTGTTAGCGGAGAGTTTAGTCAATCAATCTTAGAAGACCAACAAGCATTGACAATTCTCACGGACTTATATGACTCACAATACAAAGATACTCATACAAATTTGCTTAAGTCCGGAAAATCTATCCTTCGCAATGTGTACCTCAGTATGCTTGGCGCTAGCAACGAGACCCATCTTCATGCTGTCATTGGCCAGCGTGATATTATGGGTGGTTTTATTGCTCGTACGCTTATGGTGTCTGAGAACAAACGAAATAGAAAGAATTCTCTGGTACGGCGGACGGCGAATACAATTGATTACGAGGGACTATCTGAATACCTCAAGACAATTTCGTGCTTGAAAGGTGAGTTTCAGTATACACCGGAGGGAGCAGACTTCTATGAAGAATGGTATCAGGAATACGAACCGAACGAGGACGATACAACAGGCACCGCGATGCGGTTTCCAGATACCGTTCTCAAGGTGGCGATGTTGATATCGATGGCAAGGGGTACAGACCTACTCCTAACCACTGAGGACATTCAAGAATCGATATCAGTATGTGCGTCATGCATGACAAATGCACAAGTCGTCACGAACAATTCTCCAGGCGCGACCACGACACCGATTGCTAAACAAACGGCGATTGTGTTTGAGGCTTTGTTAAAGGCTGAATCGTTTTCGATGCCACGCATCTTGATGTTAAGACGACTATGGCGACACTTAGATGCATTTGAGTTGACGCGAATAATGGATACTCTGAAAGAGGCGAACGTGGTACGTGAGGAACAAGAGAATAGAGAGACGTACTACACGCTTCAAGACCACGTGATTGCAGAGTATCGTAAGAATACAATGGCTGAAACGCGCGTACTCAAGTACAACTAAATGAACTGCAAAAGAAAAGGGGCCAAGCTATCAAGCTCAGCCCCTTTAGTTTTATCTACTTCTCACCCGGTATAGCAACGGAACTACGCCCTCCCTTTTTCTTCCGTTTCTGCTGTGCCGTAGTCTCCACTTCCCTTGCAATACCACGGCCCACGTACGGAACCCGTTGTAATCCCCATCGCCCTACGTCTCGATAGTTACCTCGTAATGTGTTGATGGCGAGTCCACCGATACCAGCGGCTTCATCAACCGCATAGTTTGTGCCCCGCATCATATTGAATGCAGCTTCGATGGGGTCAGGGTCGTCCCAGTTCTCAGCGATTGAAGTCATGTAATCGGTTGGAATACCGAGAGCAAATGCTTGCTCAAGGTTGCCAAGCCCATGTACAATCCCTTCATTCTTTGCGAGCTGAGGGTCTACCTTACCTAACCACTTCCTTGTAAACGCGAACCTATCGCTAGGGTCAACCGTCTCACTCTGCCCAATGTTGTTCTTATATTCCGTGAAGAAATCTTTATCTTCATCGGTCATACCCAACATCTGCTGCGCTGAGTTAGTGCCAACCTGCGCACCCGTCTTGACTACTTCTTTCGTATCGCCAATCAATTCACCCAGAGACATACCAATCGCTGCCAATTTGACAGCTCTAGTAGGATTCTCTTTAATCGCGTCCTTCATCGTCTTCGTAGTCTGGAACGCGGTACGCATGAACGTTTGAGGAATTCTCAGTATGTCGTTACGTACCCATCCGTGCGGCAAGTTTACGTTTGCCATCGAGCCCTGAGTTAAATCGGCCATGCGAATCATCGCACGTTCGAGTTGGTCTTGACTCAGTTCAGTTTGCCGAACGAGCTGCTCGGGCGACGTAAAGGTTAAATCTTCAAGTTCTCGTCTCGCCTTCTTGTTTGCAGGATTCCGTTTCAGTTCATCAAACAAAATCCGAGCGTATGAATTACCTGTCGCACCGGCGACTCTATTCAAGTAGTTTTGTGTACCCTCAATTCCAAACACCTTGTACAGGAAGTTCTTATCGCCTAACGTCTCAGCGAATCCACCGCTGAACTGGCGGAACGTCCCTACGTTATTCATGAACTTAGCATCGGGGTCCGTGTTACCCTTGAATGCTTTCAATAACGCAGGCCCTGCATCTCTTAGTCTTCCCTTGACTGCGATGGGTAAGACACCGCTGATGTTTGAAATTCCCGCTAGCGAAAGCTGCGATGCTGTAGCCCATATCCTCGCGGCTCCAACTAGCGATTTCTGACGACTCGATACACCTTCAGCTTCGCCTCTGATAGAACGTTGCGCAAGGTTTCTAGCACGTTCGGGGTCTTCAGCTTTTGCAACGAGCTTGGAAATAGCAGACGTTTCATCCTGCAAGTCTAGCTTTCCATACGCATTCGCTTCCTCAACACGACGAGCTGAATTGCGAAGATGGTCAACGAATACGTCCATGTCCTTACGATAACCTGGAACATTCAAGTCGTTGCGCCTGAACTCCTCACCAATCTTTCGTTCGCGACTCGCAGCAATATCTTTGATGCGCTTGTTGATTACATCGTCAGGTAAACCTTGCTTCTTCATTGCATCAATCAAGGTCTGGTCTGGCACGCCTTCATATCGATGCGTCCAATAGTTTGCGCGCTTCTTCTCAATCAAGCCCGCATTGACCATCTCATCGCCAATCATATCATTGATGGCGCGCATCTTATCGCCAATTTCTCTTACTTCCTCAGTAGGGTTCGCGTTGTTCCCTTCTAAGTAATCAACAATCTGCTCAAACGTTTTAGGGTCTTTCTTCAGTCGTTCTAAATCTTCAACGACAGGATTGATATAGCGATTGAATCGACGCGCCGCATCCGTATTGGTACGTTCAATGAGCTGGCCAATCTCTCTACCCACCGGACCCATGCGTTTGAATTCCTCACGCATCGCCATCGAGATATCATTCTTAAACTTAGCGATGGCTCCGATTGGCTTTGGTCCTAAGCCCGCTTCATCCCTTAAACGCGCAACAATCCTATTGCGCATTTCAACGGGAGTATTCGGGTCTTGAACCATCTTCTTGAGCTTACGCATTACATCGGGACCAAGCTGTCGATTCGCCCTATCGATAGCCATTCCCGGGTCGATGCCATCATTCTTCGTCACGTTCTTAAGAATGTCTTCCATCCATGCGCGATGCGCTTCTTCTTGCTGAATGGAATTCTGATATCGCTCAGGATTCTTAGGTACGAAGTCACCACCCGATTCACCCGGAGGCAATACATCTCGTCCACCTGGCGGTACAGTTCCTCCAGCTCCACCCGTACCAGCCGTAGGTTCGACAGGACGCCCACTTGGAATAGTTTCACCCGTCGATGCGATACCCGGAGGTAATGCACTTGGGTCTACACCTTGCGTTACAGACCTTAACGGCGTACCCGTTGCAGTAGTTGTTTCAGGAACTAAACCAGCAGGTAACGAATCGTCAGCTGCGCCAGTAATTGATGCAGGCAATGCTTCTTCAACTTGTGCAGCACCGCGCTCACCAAACGAAGTTATTCTATTGCCCTTACCAGCTTCGTTCGCAGGGTCAAGAATAATCAAGACTTGATGCGGTGCCTTACCCGTTCGCTTACCACCCGTATGCGTCATTGCATCGTATCCTAAATCGGATAGCGCATAACGCATATCATGGAACGTCTCAGTCAATTCAGACTTCGAGATGTTCAAGCCTTCGCCCTGCTCAAATACTTCATTCGCAATCGCACGCCAATACGCTTCGGTTGTCGTGCCTTCTGGCAATGCTTTAACTGAGTCCATTTCAAAGCCAATGGATTCTAAGCCTTCTACCTGCTTGTCTAATGCTGAGCGCACCTCTGGCGTGATTGGCTTTTCTAAATCGAGAACCTTCTCAACGTTTACCTTAGCTTCATATACCGTTGGTGTCTTAGTTCGCTTACCTCTCGCCGCAGCATACCCTTCCGATATCTTATCTGCATCGGTAAGATATACACCTGAACCAAACAACCCATCGATTTCAGTACGATAAGGGTCAAGCGTTTCAGGCGTTAAGCCCTTTGTGCCTGTCCCATGATACCACGTCTTTTCGTTAATCTTAACGGGGTCGTCACCAACGTGCTCAATAATCTTGGGAGCAGCTAATGCTTCAGCAGCAACATTCTTACCCGCTTGAACGTTCTCACTCGTCGCTTGAAGTTGTGCGTTAGTAACAGGTGATTCATTCCAAGGTGCATTAGTTGCGAAATTCTGTAATTTAGCCTGTTCGCTTGGTGTAAGCGGAGGTGGCTGCTGACTATCCGGTAATGCTTCCCATGCATTCGGATTCATCTCACCTTCTTTAATCGGGCCTAAATCATCCATAGCTACCGCTGGAGCAGTAGGCACGTCGGTTCTAATAGGAACTGGAGCATCATCTGTAATCTGCGAACCAATTCCCCTATCGACTGGCCGCGCGCTCATCTGCGTAGGAACGCTAGAGAAGCCCTTACGAATTTCACGCGCAGCGGTGCCTACATCGGGGTCAATGATTCCTAGACTCTGAGCAAGACTTAAGTCACGTTCATTTAATTCTAATGCAAACAAACTTGCTTTCGATTTAGTTGTACGCTGTTCAGGAGTAAGGTCTTTTAACCCTTCAGCAACCCTATCAACAGCGCCCTGTAGCCTAGTTAATGATTCTTGGTCTGCACGTACAGGCCCACCACGTCGAGCCTGTGCCATTAACTCAACGTCGCCACCAGACTTAACGGCAAACTTCTCACTTGACTCTAATGCAGGCGTCCAGAATGGATTGTTAGGGTCCGTACCTTTCGGTGCTTTAACTTCTCGTGAACTAGGCTGAACACCTGTTTCATCGACAGCTTTTGTAGGCGGCGGCATGTCAACCGGCCGGCTTGATAATGGAAGCTTTGCATCAGGGTCGAAGCCCTTTGCTTTCATCTCAACATCGGCCAGCTCTTGAACCTTACGCTCTGCATCTTTCTTGTACAAGCCCTCAAAGTAATCATAAGGCTTGCCCGATGCACCATACAAACTTGCACCAGCGCCTAACGCATCGAACGCAGCTTTCCCATATCGACCTTGTTTCAGGTCTTCTAAAGTTTCAGCACTCATGCGCGCGCCCTGCGTAAAGTCTAAACCACGCGCAATATTCTTCACACCCTCAGCCACCTTTGGTGCATACTTTGCAACCTTAGGTCCATACTTAGCTAACAGTTCTGGACCCTGATATGCAAACTTTGCAAGCGGAACGGTGCCCAAAGATGCCGCAGTCGTCGCTGCACGGAAAGGTGAACCACCTGCGATATCAGCTATACCATACAATCCACGAGTCAACGCAGCTGTAGGATAACCTAATCCAGGTCCTCCACCCCATCCAACTTCTTCCATCTTGGCTAAGTCTGTGTCCTTATACTTTGGGAGCCAAGAGTAATCGAGCGTCTCATCAAACCATTTCGTCCCGCGCTGAATTAAACCTTCAGTCGCTTTCTTTCCTTTGCGCCCACCCGCGCTTAAATCGTTATAAATATCCGATGCCTGCTGGCCATAGCTATCCCCTTCGAGATTGCTAAAACCAAACAAATCCCACATGGAATCTCTAGGCATGGTTATTCATCCTCAGGAAGCATCATCGCTCGGGAGCGCGTTCTGAAATCTTTCAAGCGAGATATCAAACCTTCATACGGCATACCGAGTCGAGCGGCTTTAGCTTTTAAGAAATCCTCCTGCTGTGTAGGAGTCATGTTCTTATATCTATCAGCCACTAACATTCGCGTACCCGATACAGAATACATCTTCGGGTCGTTGAATTCAGGGAATGCTAAGAACAACTTCTGTGGCGTACTCGTATCGCCCGGCAGGTTGGGATTGATTGCTGCATCCGTACCCTTATAACTTGCCGAACCCTTTGCCGTCTCCGCAGCGAGTCTTGCATTCGCTCGTGACGTTTCAGCAGAGAGTTTTGCCCCACCCGATGGAGTATCAAACTGATGAATATCTCGCTCAACATCTTCCCTACGATTATCACGCTTCTCATCAACCGTGAAATCGCCATTTGGAATAACGGTCGGCAATACTTCAACCTGTCCGCCGCGAATACGACGAGCGACTTGTTTGCCATCAGGACCATCTTCAAACGTCCAGCCACGGTCCTTAGCTGCATCGATATCGAGCTGAATCTTCTGTCGTGCAAGCTGTAAAGTTTCGTCAGCACGACGGTCATCAACTGAACGAGAATACGCAGCCTCAGCATTGCGATGACGAGCATCAGCAATCTTGACATCGGCTTCGTAACGAGAACCTTTCTTCTGCCACTCGTTCTGAGCCTGCTGATACGGACGCTCGTTAAGATATTCACCGAGCTTTAACCCTCGGCCAACATCCCTCGATGTATACCCTTCAACACCAGCGGCTATTGAGTTGAACAATTTATTCCACTTACCGGGCTTGTAATCTTCCTGCTTGGGCTCAGACTTCATGTATTCAGCATACCGCTGCATCGGTGCGTAATCATATTCCGGTGCCTGCCGACGGCGCATCGCAACATCTTGCGGCAATGCACTCTGAATCGATGCACCTAATCCAGTAGTCGCACCTGTACCAAAGTCACCGAATCGATTAGACCAATCAGCTTGGCCAGTCTGACCAAATTGGCCAGCGGGTTGAGCTTGCTGAGGATTCAGAAAATTCCACTGAGACGCTTTGCCACGTCCCCATACATCACCGCCGTAATCATAATCATCCCAGGCCATTGATAATCTCCCGTACCTTCTTATGCCTTTCGGCTTTCGTAAGGCTAGCTACATTGGGTAATTTAGCAACTTCGTTCCGGGCATGAATTCTATTAGCTAAGTCCTCAACCAATAGAATATCGTACACGCGCCCTTGATGATATCCCCAGTAATGTGTACCACCCGTATCAGGCGATGGTACCAATCTAAGTCCCATTGATTCGCAAAGCTCTCGATTCGCGATACATTCCTCACCGAGATAATCCCAATCGGAATCACTACGATGCGTACCGTAGAACCGAGAGCCTACGAGATAGAACATAGTTACCATTCATACGACGGAGGATTACCATAGCCCGGGTTGTTAAGACCCCAATTGCCACCGCCGCCACCTGGGTCATTCGGAACGCCAATGTACGGATTATCACCCATGCCACCGGGAGGATTACCATAACCAGGATTATACGCTCCACCTAAACCGCCGGAAGAGCCATAATCATTGATGCCACCACCGGAACCATAACCCGGATTTGCTCCTGCTAAATCCTGTCTAGTTGGTGTACCACCGCCACCAAACATATTACCTAATCCGCTCGCGAGTCCACTTGCTGTGCCTAACCAATTATTACCACCCGCAGCGTTATTAGCAACATCAGTCTGCAATAGACCTCGATTATTTGCAGCCCACGAATTACCAAGGTCCATACCGAATCGGTCTCTATCAAGATTCTCATCCATACCGAGTAACATACGCTGCTGATTGGTTGCGTACTGCTGACCCTGCTGCTGCTGTTCACCAATCCAACGCTCATTACCCGCTACGAATTGTGCATAGAAACGAGAGTTTGCTTCATCTGCTGCACGTGACGCAGTAGCATTACTCTGCGCTCGTGCAGCTTCTAATGCTTTCTGAGCCGCAATCTCAGTTAAACCTTTTGCACCAGCGAGCTGACCTTCCTGTCTAAGCTGCTGCGCTTTAGCTTCAGCCGCACTCGCTGCACTCTGCGCTGCAATTCGATTCTTTCCGATTGCGTCCGCAAGGTTTGTTTCTAATGTTCCAGCGCCCTGCTTCGAACGAATAAACGCATCGTTAATCGAATTCTGCATGTCAGTATTGAGCTGACCTGCAAGCTGCGTAGCGTTTATCTTGTTACCAGCAATATCCTTTTCAAGATTCGCCTGACGCTCTGCAACGTTAGACAATCCCTGAATTCTATTCGCACCAACACCTAACTCAAGAACATTGCCAGCCTGCGTACCAGCGGCACGATTCAAACCATACTGTGCTTGAATATCCTTTTCAGTACTAGCTAAACCTTCGATGCCCCATTTTCTACCAGTACGAACCTGCGAGCCTAAATCAACTTCAGCATCTCGACGTGCAGTAGCTAAATCCTGCATGCCACGACGATTCGCTTGACCAGCCGCGGCTAAGAATCCACCACCGCCCCCACCGCCCTGAATGTTTCGAAGCCTATTCGCTTCATCCATCTGCGTTTTATACGCAGCAGGAATACCGCTAGTAGAACGGTCACGGAAATCTGCACGTTCGGCATCAGACCATCCGCCCGTTTTAGCAAACTCATCAAATCCTGTCCCACGCCATCGCTGTAAATCTTCAGCAGAGATTCCACCACCCATCATGAAATCTTGCGTACCGCGAAGCTGCTTTAATCTATCAGCATCGACGCCGCCGGTCTGACTCCAGGTTCTTAAATTGTCAATGTCTGCATTGATTCGCGCAAGTCTATCTGGGTCATATCCACCCGTCCGACCCATCTCAGTAAGCTGGTCAATTTGGCCTTGAATCGCAGCCTGCGCCTTTGGGTCAAATTGAAAATCTTTGAGCTTCTGAATTGTTTCGTTGACGGAATCCTTCATTGCCGGGTCAATCGCACCCGTCTGAGCCATCTTCTCAAGGTCAGTAATCTGGGTGCGCATCTTATCCATCTCGATGCCGCCCGTTTTCCTAAACTCTTCATACGTTTCAGATGGCTTTGCGTATGGGTCTACAGGTGCAGCGGCTGGAGTTTGCGTACCACCGCCACCTGAATCAGAACCTCCGCCACCGCCAGAACCTGAAGAACCCGCATTCGGGTCATTCGCACTTCCGCCCTGTACGGCTCCATACAATCCGCGAATGTTTCCAACAACAGTTGGGTCCAATCCGCCAGATGTGCCGGACATTCCCTCTAACGTACCCGTTAATGCGGCCCTATCGCGCTTGGATTGTTCATCCCTTTCTCTACGCTTTGCATCCATCTCAGACGTTAACGCACCAAACTGCGTATTAACACGCGTCTGCTCCGTGTTAACTTCTGACTTTGTTTCTTTCTTATCCGCTTTAGCCATAGTCAAATCCTCAGGACTAAGGAAGTACCTCTGGGCAATTCGTGCCCATAACGCTTTTGCAGGTATCTAAGGAATTCAGGTTCCTTTACCCACGCGTGAATCTCTGATAATCCCAAGCCCTTTGAATCGAGTATGGCTTGACGCATCATTAAGTCGGTGGCCATTATCCTATCGAGCCGCGATATCGTTGGGTCCAATAACATGATAGACTCAACAATAGGATGTAGATGACCAGCGCCCAACATAACGCCATTACGGCGAACCACAATAGTACCGAAATCCAACCTTGGTTCCTGCCATTCGAAGTCTCTCTTTTC